CGGGCGGGCAGGGCAGGCGGGCAGGCAGGGCAGCCCGCGCCATATATCCGCCCGCCCGCGCTCATTCGTACATACGAACCGCGAAGGGGGCGGGTCGCGAAGTCCAAACGCAGAAAGCCCACTTTGAGGAGCGGGCTTTTGGTTTGTTGTTTGATTTTTAGCCGTTTACAGGTTTTTTAATGGAATTCTAAGGGGTTGAAACGGCTGATTTAGGGGGCTCGACCGTCAGTTCTTCCGGTCTCGCGCGGACTGCGTCCTTTTGGGGGAGGGGGGGAAGGTGGATTTTTGAAGCATGAAGCTATTAGAAGAAGATTTACAACAAATTGAAGAGCTTGCCGGTTGCCATTATGGACCGCGGGAAATTGCTGTGTATTTGGGCGCACCCGTAAAGCTTTTTATGGAGGCATGGCTGGATAAAGGCAGTGCTATCAGGGAGAGTTATGACCGCGGGCTGCTCATCGCGCAAGCGGAAATTGATTTGGCTACGCTGAAAAGTGCCAAGGGCGGGAACCTGACCGCTGCCCAGATTTGGGCGAACCGGAATAAGGAGCAGGAATTCGAGAACATCAAAAATGAAATTTTATACCATGGGCAAGACCGCGATTGAGGGGGTGGAGCTGGCGCTGCTTCAGAAGTTTATTGAAACCGGGCGCACGGATGAAATGCCGGGGGAGCTTTTGGTTTACCTGAATGAATTGGAGGTTGTGCGCGGCCATTTGCAGCGCTTTGCGAATAAGGATGCTACGATTAAGTTGCTGAAACTGCCTCCGTATAACTTAAGCTATAAGCAGGCGTTGAGCCGATACTCTGATGCCATCAACTTTTTTTACATTGATAATGAAACGAAGCGGGATGCGTGGCGCGGGCTTTATGCTGAACGCCTAGACAGGATTGCGTTGGCGATGTTAAAGGCGGCAAAATCTGTATCAGATTGGGAAAAGGCTGCCAATGTGCTTAATAAGGCGGCTGAAATTAGGGGCGTTTTTGATAAAGAGCCGGAAACGCTGCCGGATGAATTGTTTGTTAAGCCTATCCACATTTACACGACTGACATTAGCCACTTGGGCCATGAGCGCATTAACCGGAACGAGCTTGCGCGGATGATTGACAGCTATAAGATTGATGAAGTGAGCCGCAAACGGATTAAGCAAGAGGCGATGTTGGAAGATCCTCAATTTTTGACTGATGGCGAAGCTACCCGTTAATGTTGACACTGCACATGTGCAGTTTGGTAGCTGGCTGAAGCAGGTAGTTGACCAGGTATCGCCCAAAGATTTGTACTTGGTGATTGGCCGAGCTGGCGCGAAGACTACGGACATCCTCGCGCAGCGCACGATGGAAATAAGCTATGACATGCCCGGGGCTTATTTTGCTGTGGTAAGTGATACCTATTTGAATGCTGTGAAAAATATCATCCCTGGGATAATTCAGGGATGGCATGAAAAGGGCTGGCAAGAAGGCGTGCATTATGTTGTGGATGCGCGCCCACCGAAGCATTTTAAGAAGCCGTATAAACCGGTGCTTAGCTATAAGCACACAATATCCGTTTTTAACGGCTGCTTTTTTAAGATTGTGAGCATGGACCGCCCGAGCACCGGTGCCGGGGATAGCTACCAGCATTTGTTTGGGGATGAGGCGAAATATCTCATCAAGAAAAAACTGGATAAGCTGATACCGGCCATCAGGGGCGAGTATGTGCGCTTTGGCGATAGCGTTTTTTACCGAGGCCGCAGTTTTACTACGGATATGCCAAACATCTACCATAATGAGAATGACTGGATTTTGGCGATGGAGAAGGAGATGGACAAAGAACAGGTTTTGCTGGCTTTGCAGGCGGCAGCTGCGGTAAATGAGGAGCGCATCCGCCTTGCGCGGGCTAAAGATACTGGCGCAAGTGAGGTTGATTTGGCGATTATTGAGAAGAACCTTGCCAAATGGGAGGACCTGCACAGGCGCATTCGGCAGAACAGCACGCTGTTTTACATCGCTAGCAGCTTTATAAATGCTGATATTTTACGTCCGGGGTTTTTTGAGGACACGTTAAAAAGCCTCGGCAGCCATGAATTTAACACCAGCGTGCTAGGTATTAAGCCGACTATTGAAAAGGGTAGCCGATTTTACCAGGAGTTGGGCGACCGGCACTTTTACCGCGATGGGTTGCGCTATGATAACTATGACAAGCTTGGCCTGCGGGATGAATGGACGGAGGCGAGCACGGAGCTGCGCTACATGGATCATGGCGCTGTGCTGGAAGGTGGCTTTGATGCCGGAAACATGATGAGCTTGGTAATTGCGCAGCAACAGGCAAGCACGATTAGGGTGCTGAAGAACTTTTACACCTTAACACCCCAATGGCTTGATGACCTCGGGAAAAAGTTTACCACATTTTTTGCGGGGCACACCATGAAGGTGCTGCACCTGTATTATGACCGCGCGGCTAACCAATACAGCAAGAGCGGGAAGGACTTTGCAAGCCAGATAAAAGAGGCGATTGAAAAGCATGATGGCGTTTATACCGGCTGGCATGTGAAGCTGATGAGCAGGAACCAGGGCGATATTACGCATGCGCAGGAGTTTGACTTGATGATACAATTGATGGGCGAGCGACACCCGAAGCTGCCCAAGCTGCTGATTGACCAGTACCAATGCCGCGAGCTGAAGAGTAGCCTAGAGAATGCGCCTTTGATTATTAAGACGCGCGGAGATAAGCGCAGCATACAGAAGGACAAGAGCAGCGAGAAGACTTTGCCCCAGGAGCGGCTTCCGCTGGAGAGCACGAACTTTAGCGATGCCTTTAAATATTTGATTTGCCGGCCGGAGTGGCTGGCCATTGCGAGCAATACGAATTTTGGTAGTGTGGGGACTGCAAAAGTTAGGTAAATTAGGGGGCATGTATCCGAGCGAGAGAAGACAAAAGTCAATTATACTAGTTATGTGGATTTGCCTTGGCTTGTTTTTGCTTAGTGCTTTGCTGCACGTGCTGGGGCTTGCTTAGCCCAACGATAAAATACACGATTTACGGAAGTTGAACACCTGCGCGTTATTGAGGAGGATGTATTGCTCGTTGGCTGCGTTTTCTGACCAATTGCCGGAGCCTTCTGCAACGTAGTGGGCGTTGGCGGTTTTTAGGAGGGTGATTTTGGAGTGATTCCAGGCGAAGTTTACGGTGACGCGGCCGGGGTACACTTGGGTGAGGTGCTGCAGCTGGTCGGCAACCTTTGGCACGCGGAATTTTATTGAATCGGATATGAGGATGTGCACGCGGAGGAGCTGGCCGCTATCCATCAACTTCATAAATGCTTGCAGGATGCGCTGATTGATGGAGTAGGTGCTGATGATGAGCTCTTCTATTTGTCCGCACTGGCTGATGATGTAGGGAATGAAAGTGAAGGCGTTGAAGCTGTTTAGGGTAAACAGAAAGTAGATCTCGCCTTGCGCGGGCAAACCGCCTAGGTTTTTGAGGCTATCAATCTTTTTATAATGCTCTGCCAAAAATTTAACGCCAAGCTGATGATCAGCCTGGGCAACAGGCTGCTCTGCTGTGTTGGCTTCTGGCCTTTTGCCTAGGTTTTTCAAATCGAATAGAGGCATTGACTAGAGGCTTTTTAGGTGATTATCTAGGGCTTGGAGCAACGGAGTTTTTTCTTTGATGAGTGCCTCACGATTTTGGGTGAGGTGTGGCTCTGTGCCCTGGATAATCTGCTTTTTGGCTACGATGATGGATTTGTAAAGTGCATTGCGCTTTTTGATGAGCTCGGGTACCGGAAGCTTTTGCATTTCTTGCATAAATGCGCGCACTTTAAAGATGGGATGCTGGCCGAGGACTTGACCAGTGGCTTGGTAGTGCTGGAGCTCTGCCCATATGAGCCTGTTTAGGGCGTAATTTTCTATAACGGCTTGTGCTGCAGCTGTGCATTCTGCTTCGGTTTGGGCAGTAAAAAGGGCTTTGTGTGCTGCGCGGTAGGCGTGATAGGCGGTAATGCGGTCGGCCATGAGGATTTTAAACTCATCCGGGCAATTGGGTAGGCGCAAAAAAGGGAACTGGTCTTGTGATTTGGCCAGTTCCCTGATGTTTTGTTTAGCTAGTTCTAGCTTTTTTTTTCCTCGAACGTGGCATTGTATGCCTCTAGCGCGGCCACAATAGTGGCTTGCTTTTGGTCTGCAACGGCAAGGCCTAGCTCTTTAACCTTGGCTTTTTGTTGCTGGTAGGTGAGGGTTTCGATGGCTACCGGGGTAGCTTCTGCAGCTGGAGCTGCTGGAGCTGCGGGTGCTTGCTCTGCCTCTGGTGCCGGGGTAACGGGCTGCGCCATAACCCGATTGAAAAGCTGCGGGTTGATGCCGGCTAGTTTGGCAAGATCGTAGTGCAGGGTTTCGAGGTTTTTAACGCTGGGGCCTGTGCGGCTTAAGTGGGCAATGGTAGCCCTGTTTGCACCGGGCATGTTTTGGTACATGCCTAGGCCCGTGGCGAAGCCGCGGTCGTGCTGTAGGTAGTGGAGAACTTGGTCTGTCATCTTCGCGAGATTTTAAGATTGGTACTTAAGAGGTAGCGAAGATGGGGCGGGGTAAGGTTAGCGAAAAGGACGGGGAGGGGCTGTTGTGTTTTAGACGTGCCGTTTGGCGTGGCACACGCGATGCAATCGCGCGGCAGCGGAGGGGGAAGATTGGAACGGGCAGGGGAAAGGACGTAGATTTTTATTCTTCTCCTTCTATATCTGATTTGTTTTTCAATAGCCTTTCGGAGTACCCCCCTTCAGTGTATCCTTTGTTTTGTTCCCACCAATTCATTAAATCGGGTAGAAAACCAAATTTGAGTGCAAAAGCAATAGCATAATCATGCGGTGTTTCAGCGGCCTCTAAGTCAACTAATACGCTAAATCTCTTGTGTAAAGGACTTGTTCCTTTTTTTATAAATATATGCGAATCACCAATTTTTTCATAGTGATGGATTAATTCAGAAGTACGTGCTGAATCTATTAGAAACTGAGTGCTTACTGATGGTAAAAATTCGTCATTCATAGAATTAAGCTAATTCGGCTTCTAAAATATTTTGCTCGCCTGTTTCTAAAACGCGCTCAAAAGCACTTGGGGCGTTTAAACTAAAGGCGTGTTTGTTTTTGCCTTCAAGCCAGCCTAAAGTAGCCAGCTCAGTTTCAAAACCCAAGCCGTGCGATTCTGATAATCGGCAAAATGCTTTGAACAGTTCATTGACACGCTGTTTTATTTCGTTTTCGTTATTCGCAAGTGTTTCGAGCCCTAATAAAGGGATTTGAACAAGAAGAACCCCGTTAGCCTCTTTTTTTGCCCATACAGGCATTAAAGCTTTGACGTTTTTGAGTTTATTGCCATCACGAACTACTTCTATACTAGCACTTAACTGAGTCATTGTGATGAATGATTTGGTTTAATCGTTTGATAAAAATATCAATTTTAACGCAAGAGTACTAATAATGTTTTATAAAGATTTAATAATGCACTCGGAATTCAATGTTAATAATGTGTGCAAAATTAAAAAACCCCCGGCCACGCGTGACCAGGGGAAAACCAAATCTATGAAAAACTAGAAAAACGAGTTTAGCTGCGGCTTTGCTCTATGAACTTGAAGCCGCCTGATACTGCCATGGCGCGCACGGTAAGGGTTGCCCCTGCAGTGGCTGTCCAGGTAGTGCCGTTGGCGAGGATGAAATCGCCCGCGGTGTTTACCGTGCTTGGGTTTGCACCGCCCATACCCACAAGGGTGTAGAGTTTGCCGTTGCTGGCATCATCTAGGGTAGTGATTACGTTGGCACTGCTGTTTGTGGTAAGCTCATAACGGCCTTCGCCATTGGCTACGCTTGGGGTAGCATCGTTGGCGGCAAATACACCCGTGGCCGTGGCCAAGGTTAATGTGCCCTCATAAATAGCCGGTACAAACTGGCTCTTCACGATGCTCTCTAGCGCTAGCGTGTTGCGGTTCTCTTCATTGCTGCTTACAGCTTCAGGGTTTAGCTGAAGAGGAGAACATGGGGTGCCGTACAACTTTTTCACGCTGCCATCGCACTTTTCAAGAATCACTACGATGTTTTTGTTCGTCCAGTTTTGGATGAACTCGAGGATCTCTAGGCTATCGCCCGGGTGCTCAAAACTTACGTTTGGCATAAAGCCGCGTTTGTCGGGGTCGCCCTCGGTAGTGAAGCCATCATTCATGGTAGTGATTGTGCCGTACACCTGAACACCGTATTTACCGGGTTTCATGGTGATGTTATCAGTGATGCGCACGCCTGCGGCATCACGAGATGGGAAGGTTGCTACATCATCTAGATCATAGAAGGTAACCTTGTCTTTGCGATTGCCGCCAGAACCTGCGTTGCTGGTGCTTGGGCGGCCTACGTTTACTTTTGTGTACATTACTTTTTTTGGTATTAAAGCAGCCCTGGCATTTTGCTAGGGCTGCTTAGTTTACTTTTAGATTGACACGCGGCTTAGTTCTACAAACTTGCTGCCGTTGAACTGCACAACAATCTCATTGCCTAGGCTTAGGGTTATGCCTGCGCTGATGCGCGAGAAGTTGCCCGAAGCTGCGATTGTAGTGGCGTTGGTAGAGCTACCACCGCGGATTGTGTACACCTCGCCAACTACTGCGTTGGTGATGTTTGTGATGGCTGTTGCGCCTGCGTTTGCAGAGGTCAAGAACAAGTGGCCAAGGGCTGCATCAGCAGTAGTGGCACCTGGGGCCAACACAACAAACTCTTCATTTGCGGCATTTAGCGTTTTGCGGCTAACTTCTACCAGGTGATTAGCGCCTGAAGCAGCTTTTTTGTAGAGGGTGATTTCTACGTTTTCAGAAAGCGTGATTGCGCCATCTAAATCAAAGTTACCCGAATCTGCAATTGTGCTTGGGTTTGCACCGCTATTGCCGCGAATAGTTACGTACTGGCCAACGGCTAAATCATCAATAGTAGTGATTGCCGTTGCTCCGGTATTTACGCCAGTTTGCAGGGTGTTGTGGTATAGGGCGCTTGGCGTGGCATCGTTGGCGGGGATAGGCGCGTACACATTCTTAAGAATGGCTACATCGTTAGACCAAACCAACTGATTGCGGAAATCTTGCGGGGTGCCTTCTTCCCACTGGATGCCGAAGGCGTGCACCAAGATACCCGTTTTGTAATCGCCATAAATGTAGATGTTGCGCTTAAGCATATCTACTTTAAGCAAGCTCTCTTCCGCTTTGATGTTCTGTAAAATCGAGATGTTATCTCGGGTAGTTAAGAACATAAAGTCAGTGCCTTCCATGTAATCAAGCTGGGTAAGCATGATGTTTGGGTACCCCTCAACCGTGCTAACACCGGGCTGGTAGGTAGGCATTAGGCCATCTTCTACCTTTCTGCGCTCGTAGTACTTGCGGATCCATGAGGGGCTCATGTATAAGTGCAAGCCCGGGGCGTTTTTAATTTCGGCCGGTAGGCGCTCGCCAAACTCTTTTACATAATCTACAATGTTGGTGCTGGTAGGCACGCCCATGTTAAAGGCTTTGTAGGTTTTGTTGATGTTTTCTTCCATCAACTTTAAAAGGCCCTTACCGCGGTACATGAACGATTGTGCAACCGTTTCATCATCTGCCGTAGGCACATGCACGCCATTTACAAGAACGATTTTATCTTCTTCGCGCGCTTTCTCTAAAATGCTAACCAATAGGAAGCGAACGAAAGACATTTTGTAAGGCTGGCTGCCTTCTTTGTTCCAACGGTTCATCCACGAGGTTTCCATTTTTTGAAGCTCGAAGCCTTCCCATTCCAGGTCAATTTGTACGGGGTACACTTGGCCCTTCATTGGGATGAACTTGTTTTGGTTTTTGGGTAACCATGCTTTTTTGCGCGCCTGAGTTACCTCGCCAGTAAGCATTGCCGCGTAGGTGATTTGATCTCCCACGTTGCTGATTACGCCCCAATGTGCAGGCAGGCCGCGGTAATCGCGAAGGATGGTAAGCACTTCTTCGCGCTCTTCGCGCCAGTATGCGCCAAAATCTTCGTTTATGCGCTCGATGTTTACGCCTGTCCACTCGGTGGCGCCTACGTTTAGACCGGCAGCGCGTTTGTTCCAGTTGCGGCCTTCGAAAGCATCAAAGCTTTTGTCAGAGGCGAACAAGTGGGTTTTGCTGTGTACGATTCTCATGTTGGGGGTATTGTTTGGGATTAGGGGGGCGTCTGCCTCTGACTCGCTGGCGAGTGTGCGGACTGCGCCTTCTAGCGAAGCGATACGCTTTTGAAGGCGGGCAATAAGCGGCTGCAGCTCGGCATTGGCCTCGGCTGTATCATCATCTACTGGCTGCTCATCATCTTCTTGGGCCTCGAGTAAATCGATACCATTAGAAGATAGCAATGCCTGGAGCTGCGTTCTTGCTTGAGCCAACTCTCCTTTGGCATCATTAAGGGCCGCAGCGTTTGCGAGGTCTTTGTTGGCGGCTGAGATAAATTTCTCTAGGAAATCATCGCCCCCGGCTTCTTTAAGAAGCTGTTTTTGGTCATCCGACAGGCTGATTTTGTTTTCAGCGACCGGAAGAGCTGTTAAACCCAGGAGGGTTAAAACCAGCATTTTCACTTTTTGGAACATGTGCTTGGGATTTAAGGATTAGAATTGATAAAACTTTTGATTGTGGCGAGCTGGCGGACTTTGGCGAGGGCGGCAGCTAGGTTGCCTATGCCATCGATTAGTCCGTTTTTGAGGGCATCCTGCGCGTAGAACATGCGGCCGGCAAGGATGCCCTCCTCGCTAAGTTTGAGTTTGGTACCACGGCTGGCTTTAACGTGGTTCTGGAATTGCGTTGCAATGGGGTTGAGCATGTCAACCTTTATAGGTTCGTAGTTGCCTTTTAATGCTTCAAGATAGCCTTGGTTTTTGTGGGTGCTTTGGTCTGCATAGATTTCGTGCATCTTAATGCCTTTGGCCTCATAGTAGGCTGTGAAATCTGCAAAGCCGATTACTACGCCTATGGAGCCAAAGCGGGCGGAGATGTTATTCTCTGCCATGATGTAGTCAGTTGCACTGGCCACGTAATAGGCTGCGGATGCGCAGGTATCTGCCAGGGTAACGATGGGCTTTTTGCTGCTCTGGATGACATCGAGCAGGGGCGCGATGGAAACGACTTGGCCGCCTGGGCTATCCATACGGAGAACGGCACCGGCAACATTTGGACTAGCCAAGGCAGCCGCCAGGGCGGATGCGATTTCTTCAGTACCATAGCTGCACATGCCACCGTACTTAAGCATCTCTCCGATGTTTTCTATAACAACTACGGAATCCGGAGGGAGGGCAACCTCGTTGTTATCATCCGCCCGTAGGGCTTGGCCTTTGGCGTTGTAGAATGAAACGATGTTTGCCGTAGGGGCGCTTGCTTCTGGAAATTGGCCACCATTTAGCCAGTTGGCTATGATGGGCAGCCAGTTTTGGGCAGCCTCTGGCTGGATGGCCCATTGGCCACGGAGTAGGGCGAAGTGGAGTTGCTTGCTCATGCACCAAAACTGGTGCGCGCGGGTGGGGGCGAAAAGGACGACAATACCCCGAAATGGACGGAAAAGTCAGCCGAATGAGAATGGAATGATGACGACTTCTTAAAAAGTGCCCTGAACCCGCAGGAAAAGGGGTTGCCATGGGGCAAATTCACCCCATTTTGAATCCCTTTTTATCCTGCAAAGTTTTAGTGTGTTGATAGTGAGTTTGTTACAGCGATGTTTCAGATTTTTTTGCGTTGTCCTCTTCTTTTTTCGCGTAGATGTTCCCTTTGAGCGGAGAATTTCTGCGCTCATACAGCTTGTTGAGTTGGTCGTAGTTGTACGTTACATCATCTTCATGCAGACCGTAAACGCCCATAAAGGTCAATATAGCCCTCTTTATGGTCTTGCGCTTTTTCGTTGAACCGTGCACCGCACCATGCACAAAGGCTAGAAAGTGATCGCGAAAGCGCGCATCAAAATGGTCGTGGATGAGTTTGGCCGTCTCTTCATCGATCCAAATCGCTTTCGTACGGCTGTCTTCTACCACATCGTTAAACTCAGCACTGTGCTTGGGCACGCGCACCGTTAACCGAAATCCCGTTGGCGGTAGCGTTTGCAGCCCGGGCACATCCTTGCGCTCCATGAGTATTCGGATGAACCGCGCATCGGGGCTCTTCATGTTTAAATCGAGGTTGCGGTAAAGGGCTTGCTCGGTTTCAATGACTTCGTTTTTGGCGATGTGAAAGAGGTATTTGGCGAGATAAGGGCGGAAGGGAAAGCTTACCAATTCTTGATTGTTGCTCATGTGTTACTGTAAGATTTAATGAATTATTTACTGGGAATAAAACAAAAGTACAGGCCGTACTTTTTGTTTTTTTGGGGTCCGCTCAAGGTTATGCACAGGCGCGCGCGGGGCCTTATTTTTTGTGCTAATTCCTTGATTTTTAGGGCGAGGAAGTTTTCAACAACCAACGAACAGGACTTTTTAATGTGCCCTGATTCGCTCCTGTGAGGGGTTCTATTCCTCTTCCTCGTTTACGCACCGGTACATCTCCTCCAACCAAGCGATGAGTTTGCGCGATTCATGCGTATCCGGATGCACTACATCAATGTCGGTATTCCAGCTTGGGTCAGTAAACAAGGCTTTGTCCACCACGGGCCGACCGTAGGGGTCAAGGGGGATTTCAATGCGGGCGGTGCCTTTAGCATTTACCATCCCCTGAAACATAGCGCGCACCCACATGGGGCCGGTAAAAACGATTTCATCTGTTTGAATAATCATGTGGCAGCAATAAAGGTTAACAGGGCTTGGGCATAGTCGGCATAGATGTCTTCTACAGAACCCCCGCATACCACTAAGCCGATGCGATGGGCACTTTTGCAACTGACCATGTTGGCGTTTGGCAGTTGAATGGCGTTTCGGCCAATGGTAGTTTGCAGCGCGCTATTGTGGAAGTGTTTGAACTGGTTGCTGGCCGCCCGATTAAGAATGTTAAGGCCATCGGTTTTTACGCTGCCCGAAGCTACATTGGTATTGTCATTCACGAAAAAGCGCCATGCGGGCCCTGAGTTCCGCCACCACATGCGCATGTACGCACCACCGGTAACGTCATGGGTGCTTACTCCGGCAGCATTTAACGTTGCACAGTACATGCCCACATGGGCATCGTTTAGCTGATAGTTGCCACTGCCATTGAGTACTACGCGATTATCAATGTAGCTGGTGCTGGTGCCGCTGTAGCCATCGCTGTTCCAGCTCGGAGAGAGTACGCGCTGTGCAGAATTGCCCGGGTTTTTCCAGTTGATTAGGGCAAAGTCGGCATCTCCGGCTTGCCGGTAGGGAAACAGTCCGTCCAGCCGCGACCATGCCCCGCAGGCTTTGAGGGCGACCACCAAGGCATTGCCTGCTTGCTTCATGGAAGCGGATGGTTGGGCATAGCCCGATGCTGCAGCATAGGTGAGCACGGCTTGATAATCGGCATCAAACACCGGAGGTGGTGTGCCACCTGCCGACATCAGGCCTACATGTCCGGGCATGATCATACAAAGTCGCCTTTGAATTTTACCTTCCCTCCAATCACGAGCACGTGCACCGTGGCATATTCATCATCAATGCTGGCGCTGGGGCTGATGAAGTTGGCATCCCCTGAAAAGTGAATGCTACCTCCGGCCACGTCTTTGTACAACATGCACTGAAACCCATCTGGCAATGCTGCCGTCATTTCGATAGTGCATCCTGCAGCATTGGTAAACCTAAGCCACTTGCCTACATGTGTGCCGTTTACGATGGTCAGGCTGGTACCTGTCACCGTGATAATCTCCGCAGGGCGGCCAGCCTTGGATGCTGCTAAGCTTAAGGCATCTTGGCCTAAGGAATAAAGTTTGTTCAGGGTCTGCCACAGGCTGTCCGCTACGTCAAAAGGATTGGCATCGCCAAGCAACTCCTCGTTTTTCACGGCTGCAAAAACATCAGCATCATTATAAAACTTCGCAATAGCCTCCCAAACACTGTTTTGCTTGAAATACAACAAGCGGGTATCGCCATCCAAGTAGAGGTCGCCATCTTTTCCGTTGGCGTCATCGGGTACAACAACGTCCAGATAAAAGGTGCAGCCTTGTGTGCTTGCTGCAGGTGTGGCCAGTTGATACCAGGCGCTGCCGTTGTAATGCCACAAGGTGCCTTCGGCTACTGCGACATAGATCTTGTTTCTGTACTTCTGCGCCAGACCGCCTAAAGTGGATTGATTGGCAGTAAACACCACATCGGTAAATTTTACCTTGTTGCCTGCCGTGTTGATGACATAGAGGTTCTGCTCTTCGGTAAAGTACACATTGCCGGCAAGTGCCGCGCCCGTGGGCACGGCATTCTCTGCCTGGCGAAATAGTCTGAGCTTACTCATTTTGTCCGTGTATTACCACGCGGTGGCACTCCACTTGTTTACGGCTGTGCCATTGTAGGTGATGTCGCCATCGCCATCCTGGCCAATTTTGTTTAACTCGGTTAAGTTGGTGTGGCTGTGGGCTGCGCCTCCACTCACATCAAAGGTTATGATGTTGCCGCTGCGCACAATGCTGATGTTGGCGCTGCCTGCTGTAAAGGTGATTACTTCACCATTGTTGATGGTCTCCGTAGCACCTGCCCCAACCTTGATGCCAAAGCCGGTCATCAAGCCGGATAAATCAAGGCTCTCGTATTCGCTCACCTTGTGCCAGGTTGTGTTAGCAAACTCATAGGCGTACAAGGCGCTGCCTGAGCTAACACTGCCGTCTCCCGTAGCATCAAGTACCAAGCATAAGATGTTTTTGGTGGGTGTCAGGGCATCGCGTATGCTAATGTCATCCACCACCTCAAACTCAATACCGATGCCACTGGGCAATTGGCCAACGGGTATTTTACCGCCACCGTCCAAACTGGCCAAGCCATTGTTGGCGCCTTTTTGCAGCCCGATGATGGCCTCGGCCAGGGCTTGGGTGCTCACCTGCCGGGCACTGCCTGCACCGCCCGTGCTGTTGGTTACGTACAACTCTGCGGCAGCAACCCCATTGATGGTCTTGCTGATTAGGTACAACGAATTCGCAACAGGAAGTGCGGGTAACGCTGTCTCTTTGAAAAATTTGATTTTGCTCATATCTATTTACCAATTAATTACTTGCCATTCGGGGTCGTTGCTGTTGATCAACACCCAGAGCGAAGTCGCTTTGTCGAAGCGCTTGAAGTTGAGTACCTGCTGGGTCTGTGGGTCGTTGTTGTCGGTCTCGCCCCAAAGCACATTCGTGTTGCTTGGGGGCGTAGTTCCGTAAAGGATGGCTTGTGCTGGTCCGAGTTCGATAGCCATCAGTCGTTCAGGTAAAGGATTCCGTTGCTCAGGTAATAGTCTGCTTCGCGTGGACCGGCCACGGTCAGCTCGCCTTCACTATTAAAGTAGAAGGTCTCGGTGCTCTCGTAGGTAGTTATCAGAAAACCTTTTTCATCAAAAAAAAACTTCCCCAACTTGGCATCAAAGCCGCAGGGCATGGAGTCTGACAATGTGAAGATGATCTCAAATCCCCCAAATACCGTGGCGTATTTCCAGGAGAGTTCTGCCCCCGCATCAGGGCTTCCCATAATAAACTGCTGGCCCCCCACGTCCATAAACTTCACCAGAAATTGGTCTTGGTCTAAATCGTACAGTAAGGGGAGATTGGCCCGTTGCATCCCCGGGTAGCTCAGGGTGATCTGTTGCTGATAGCGGCTGCCGCTTGGTGTTTTTTCTTCATTTTGGGTGAAGAGCATTGTGGCAGGTGTGCCGTAGCAATCAAAAAAAGAGGCAGCCACGGCCTTGGTAAAGCCATCTTGACCAATGCTATACTGCTGCACTGCACTCAGAGGTACAAATTGCAGTTGGCACAGCACATTAATTAGGATGTTGTTTTTGAGCAGGTGCATGGGGCCTTTTTGCTTTTGCTGCTGCTAAGGTGGGTTGAGGCTGGCAAGGCGAAAAGGACAGGGGCGGCCTGACTGCATTTGCCTGATATGTTTCCGGGGTTTTGGGTGCTTGCCATGTGTAGGCCTTGGCATTTGTACATGCAAAGGGCGGGCTTACGGGTGGCTGCCCGGCAAGGATTTTCTCGGCATATGCTCCCTTGCTGTGCAGCAGTCCGCTATTCCAATTGCTCCTTGGCCTGTGGCCACACCTGCCCGTGGGGTAAAAGCATGTAAAATTTAAAACCCACACATGCGATGAAAGCACTGAAACAAAACCCCATGGAACCCATTATCTGGCAAGTAAATGAAGTTGGCCTGCACTA